CGTTTCGTTGACGATCAAGTCCAGCAGGGAGTGGTCATAGGTGCCGCCCCCGTTGGGCGTGTTCGGCACGAATGGCTTCGAAATGAAGATGTTGGCGCCGAGCCCGCGGCTGAAATCGGTTCCGCCGTAGGTCTGCGATCCGCCGGCGTAGTAGTAACCCGCGCCATTGAACGCGGTCAGGGCCTTCGCCTTAGCCGCGTGCGCGCTACCGCCGGCACCCGGGGGGACGATGTGCCCACTCGCGTGTCCGACCGCCTCGGCGGAGGCGATCGGCATGATCGCCGTACCTCCCGTGATCCCCGCGGCGAGCAGCAGCACGACGAGTGCGGCTCTCAGCTTGCTGATCATGTTTCCCCTTCGTTCTTTCCTGCCCGCGACCGGTTGGTCGCGGGAAGTTCTGCTAGGCATTGTCGCGGTACGCTCGCGACATGATGAAGCGGCAGTTTTGGAAAGAGACTTTCGAGCGCGCGGTAAAGACTGCCGCCCAGCTCGCCGTCGCGGCCATGGGCGCCGCGACGTTCAACATCCTCGACCTCGGCGCGCTCGAGGCGCTCGGGCTCGGCGCGCTCACGGGCTTCGTGCTCTCGGTCGTCACGAGCATCGCGAGCGCGCCTCTCGGCCCGGGTGATTCGCCGTCGGTCGTCGAGACGGCCGGCAACTAGGCGAACGGATTGAAGACGCCGGCCGCCGGCGCGGGCGCCTCCTGCGGCAACGGCTCGGCGAGCGGAGACGACGCCTCGGCCGGCAACGGGCTCGTCGGCACGGGGACGGCGCCCTCGAAGCTCGTCGACACAGTCACGCCGGCCGCCTTCGCCGCGGCGATCTCGGCCTTCGTGCGCCGCGTGCGCTTCGGCTTGTCGTCGGCCGCCTCGACGGGCTCGTCGACGGGCTGAGGCGCCGGGAGTGCGCTCATGACTGCCTCGGACGTGAGGACCTCGGCACGCTGGCTCACGGCCGTGAGCGCGACGACGACCTCGGCCGGCGCGTAGTCGAGCAGGCGGTCGGCGTCCGGGCTCGCGGCTTCGAAGAGCACCTCGCTCAGCGACCCGGTATTTTCGCGCACGACGAGCACGCGGTAGACGTCCGTCATTGTTGATCTCTCCCATCGGAAATGATGATCGTGGCGCCCGCGGTCTGCGGCGAGATTGCCCACACCTTTTCGAGCGGCCCATTGATCTTTGTCACCTGTGAATCGTCGGCGAAGAGCTTCGCCGTTTTGAACTTGTCACGCCGGCCGCCGAGCGCGTCGAGCGTCGAGCGCAGCAGCTTGTCGATATCGGGGTCGCCTACCGGCTCGGCGCTCTCGGCCGCGCCCCCCTGCTGCCCGCGGATGAGGTAGAACGTCACGCGCTCGATGTGCACGGGGCGGCCGACCGCGAACACTGGGAGTGTCGCGGGATCGATGCGCGCCGCGGCGTACGCCCGGAAGGCGGCGATGCGCACGCACTGCCGCCACGCTGGCAGGTACGGGCTCGACTCGATGACCTGCCCCGCACTGCCGAGCTCCTTCGAACCCTGCGGCGCGGGGCGGCCGATCGCCCGAATGGTCAGGATCACGCGAGAGGGTTCGGGTACTGCCCGTTCGCGACGAGCCCGACGTAGGCGTTGGCGAGCGCGACCTCTTCGTCGGTCGGCGTCGTCAGGTACCACGGGTCGTTGGCGCCCGGACCGGTCTTGACGAGTCGGCCGCAAACCATCCCGGGCGCCCCGTTCGGGCCGGCGTGCGCGCCCCCGGGCAGATAGTCGCGCGCCTGCGAGATGAGGCGCGACTGATTGAGCCACATGCCTTTACGGACGTAGGGAAGCGCAGCGGACTCCGTGTGCGGGGTACCGCCGAGCGCGTGCGGGTTTCCGCCAAACCAGATCGGCGAGTAGTCGCCGACGCGGCCGGCGTCGAGGATGACGATGGTGGCGGTCATCTTGTCCTGGTTGACGTTGCCGGCCGCGCGCTGCTCGGCCGTGATGTGCTCGGGGCGCCGCGGCACGTTCTCGAGGCGCTGCGGCATGACGAGCAGGAGGCGGCCGTACATGTCGGGCAACTTAGGGCCGCGGCCCTCGCCGACCACGGGCGCCGCAGCGCCCCCGACCGGACCGAGCGCGGGCGCTGCGGTCTGCTGCTGCGCCGCGGCGGGCGCGTACGCCTGCTGAGCGGGCGCCTGCGGCGCGTACTGCTGCTGCGGCGCGTACGCCTGCGGCGCGGCCGGCGCCTGCTGCTGGGGGGCAGCAGGGGCGCCGAAGGGGTTGGCCGCGGGCGCCTGCTGCTGCGCAGGGGCGGGCGCGCCGAAGGGGTTGGCCGCGGGCGCCTGCTGCTGCGGGGCGACCGGCGTGCCGGCCGCGAACGGATTGGGCTGAGACATCGTTCCTCGATTCTCGGATCTTGATTCGGTGGGTCGGAACAACCCGAGGTTTGGCGCCCCGCGGCCCTGTGACGTTCTGTAACCACTGAGCCGCGGGACGGACCTTAAATCTAGCAGGTACCTAGCAGGTCCGGCTACGGTGCGACGCCCGTAACCCACCCGCACGCGCACTTGCCCGCGCCGACGTGAAGCGCACGCTGTGGGCATTCAAGTTGCCGACGCCGCGCGGTCGCCGCCTCGGCGACTCGACCGGACCAGAGGCGACCCATCCCCGTGTAGATCTCGAAGATCTTCGAGAGCGAGCAGTCGCCCCCGTTGACGACGTTCGCCAGCCAGATCGCCTCGATCGCGCTTTTGTCGACCTCATCGAGCGGTCCGCGGGTCGCGACGTTCTCGGCCGGCGCCTCGCCCTCCCATCGCACCAATCCGTCGACGCCGCGAACGGCGACCTGCTCGGCGCCCCCGGCGGCCGGCCGCGCGGGATTTGCGTAGTCGGCCGCGACCGCGTGCTCGGTGAAAATCTGCGTGACGGCCGGCCGCTTGACGTTCGGCACGGGCACGAACCATGCACCCGGCGCGCCGAGCCGAGTCTTCGACCGCTGCTCGCGCCGCATCTGCTCGTAGGCGGCGACGGCCGCGCCCCACCCCTCCGCCAGATTGATGAAGTACGGCACGGCATCGCCGTCGAGCACGTGCACAACGATGCCGACATCCTGCCGAACGCACGGCACCCGCACGTAGCGCCCGCCGGCCGTCGTGAGCGGCGCGGCGCCGTCGTCGCGCATCTTCGGCCGGCCGTCGGCATAGAGCAGCGGAACGACCGTGCCGTCCGGTTCCCACATCCGCTGAGCCCGTGAGTAGATCGCGAGCTGCGGACCGATGTGCAGGCCATTGAGCCACGGCGCTTTTTCGGTCTTGACGTCGACGACGGCCGCATCCCCGTGGCCGGGCAAGCCGACGTCGGGGCACTCGTCGCCGTACTGGCACGAGCCCGGGCCGAGCAGGGAAACGAGCCCGGGCACGATGTCGATGCGGTCGAAGGTGCCGGCAACCTCGAGCTCGTCGACGACGACCGTGCGCTCGATCTCGACGTTGCGCCACCCGTTCGCCTCGCGCAGGAACGCATAGGCGCGCAGCGACATACCCGCGGCGGCCGGCAACCCGCGCGTCACATTGTCGACGCTCTCGCCGCGGTCGAGGCGCTCGGTAAGATCGTGCATCGCCGTCCCGCTGCGGGCGCCGTCGGCCTGCTTGGCAGCGTTCATCGCGTCCCGCGCGATCTCGTTCAGCTTCTTCTTGTCGGCGTCCGACCATCCGAGCGTCGCGTCGGGGCGACCCATGGCCTTGACCGCGAGCACGAGGTCGTCGCGGATCGCGAGCCCTTCGGCGACCTGCCGCTTCATCCACTGGTCAAGGTTGTACGTGTCGGTCTCGACGTATTTGACGAGCTTCGACACGCGGCGCCACTCGCGCCCCTCATGATCCGTATACCACCCCCAACGACCGCCCGTAGGCATCTGCCGCTGTGTCGGCGCTTGCGCGCTATGTACGATTTGCGTCATCTCTCCCCTTTCCTATTCCTCGACCTCGAAGCCCGCGGCGGCGAACGCTCGGGCTAGTCCGTCGTCGATGTTGTCTGCGGTCGCGTATGCGTCGACGAGCTCGGGCGTGACGCGCACGCGCGTCGCCGTCTCGATCGCTTCGTCGCAGGCGCGTAGGCATACGCCGCGCCGCGACCATTCGTCGTGGAATGTCTCGCGCGCCCGTTGCCGACGATCGCGTAGTGCCGCGACGGCTGCTCGTGCTGCGGTAACGCCCGGGCGCTCGCAACGCTCGTCGTGATGGTGGTGAAGATCGCGAGGGCAATCCGGCGTGCCGACGCCATGGTGCCGGCCCTCGTGCCCGTACTGCGTCATTTCTCCCCTTCCATGAATCGTGCGCGGCACCCCTCGGCGTCGATGCACAGGATCAAGTCGACGGCCGAGACGACCTTCCAAGCGCGCATCCCGCGGTCGCCGCACGCCACGCACGGACCGACGGCCGCCGGCTCGGGGCCGGGTACCACCGGAACGGTTCGCAGCGCCCGGTTCGGGTCGCCGAGCAGAAAAACTACGGTGTCCATTGCTCCGAAATGATGTCGATGTTGAAGCCCGCGGCGATCAGTACGCCGGCCGCCGCGTGCTCGGCCGTGACGTCGGACCGAGCCACGATAGTGACCGGTGTGCCCGCAGGCGGGTAACCCGTTACGCGACACCCGGGCTTGACGAGCGTCACAGCGATCCGCGGCACGTGCTCGATCTCGGCGACTCCCCAGATATCGCCATCATGACCGAGCACGTGATCGCCCGCGTGCACTTCCTCGTACGTCACTAGCTGAGCGTCCGGAGAAATTCCTGAGCATTGGCAACCGCGGCGAGAATTTGGTTGTTCGCCGTCTCCGCGCGGACCTTCGCGAGGTGCACCGCGAGGCCGACGCTCGCGTCGCCCGAGATCGTGTCGACCGCGAGCGCCGTATGCTCCGCCATCTGCTCACCCGACGGAGGCGCGCCCTCGCCCGTGCCGACGGCCGCCATGACGAGCGACTGAACGGTCCGGATCTGCGACTCGGACGCGACCGCGACCGCTTCGGCCTCATCGAGCGCCGACGTGACCCGCGCGAGCAGATCCTGTGTCAGACCCATCTGATTGATGGCGAGGCCGACGAGCCCCTGCGTAGTGCTGTGCGAATTGTCCACTGCGCTTCCCCCTAGGTGTCCGCCTCCGAGCTCCCACGAGGGGAGCATTTCGGGGCGCTCGCCAGGATTCGGTTCCGGCGCATCGGCCGGCCGCCCCGGAAAGTATTCGTTGGTCGGATCGACCGGACGGCCGACCGACTCGCCCGCGGCGAGAGGCTTGTACGGTGCGCCGTCGGCCGTCCCTGCGGCGATCGCCTTGACGCGCGCCTGATAAGCGGCCAGGGCGCGCTGCAGCTTCGCGACGTCCTGCTCGATGAACGGGCGCGACGTGTCCTTCCGGACGAACATGTTCGCGCCCGGGCACCATGGCAGCCACCCCGTGTAGCTCGCGGGCATACCGATCGGACTGTGCTGCGGCACACGTACCGTGTCACTGAGCCCGACGCCGACCCACCATTGCCCGCGGCAGGGCAGGAACGGGCACGTGATCTGTAAAGCGGCGACCATCAGATGACCCCCGGCGCCCAGTGACGCCCGACGTACGCCGGCGCCGCGGGCGCCGTCAACTTCGCGAGCCGCAGACGAGCGGCGAGCAGCGCGATAGCGATGACGATGCGAACCATGCCAATCACCTCCCCCGCGGGTCATAGGTCTGCGGCAGACCGCCGAGACCCTCGATCAGCACGCGTCGCTGCTCGTCATCGAGGTGAACGATGGTCCTGTCGCCATGCTTGCCGGCAACCTCGAGCTCGCCGACGCATCCGGCGAGACCGCATGCCCGAGGCGGGCGAACGACCACGGTCGTCGACCCCCGGACCGGAACGTACGTGACCTGTTCGATGATCTGTGTCATGCCCCGGCCCTGCCTTTCGGGTGTTCGTTGTGGTGCGGAGATGTCAACCTAGCAGGATTCCTAGCAGGTTCGCAATGTCGACGCCCTGCTAGGTTTTCTGCTAGCTTCGTCGCATGACTGATCTCGTGACTGATGTCGCGCCGCCGCAGACTTCGGCCGCCCGACGGTTTTCGCAGCAAGTGCACGCTCTCGTCGATACGCAGACCCGCGAGCTGCTGCTCGGCGTGGCCATCGAGAACGCCGAGGATGGCGACTACACGCGACCGCGCGAGGGTGAGGTCGTCCGCGACCTGCTCGACGACGCGATCTCGCGCCTGTTCCGTCGCGATCCGCAGCGATACCAGCGCGCCGTGCGCAAGGGACGTGCCGAGCTCGCGCGGCGGGCGAGGGGCGACGGCGCACCCGAGGCGTAGGGTCACTAGACCCGATCTAGACAAACGGCGCGCCGCATCCCTCTCGCGAAGGGCTTGCTGCGCGCCGTTCACGTCTCCGTGAAGAGACTTGCGTTCATCACTTTTGGGAGAGACGAACTTGACGACAGACGATACAGGGCTCGGGCCTTTCGGACGAGCGGCGCGAATCTACCGGGCTGCTGGCTGGCTCGGCGCGTTGCCGATCGGTCGAGCACCCGGGCAAAAGTCGCCGCCCCCGGGGGGCTTCACGGGGCACGGCTCGCCGTACCCGTCTGACGCCGACATCGGCGTATGGGAGCTCGGCGCCGAGGCGACGTACAACATCGGCATACGCGCGGCGGCCGGCACGCTCGGCCTCGACGTCGACGACTACGGCTCGAAGACCGGGGGTGCGCACCTCGCCGAGCTCGAGGCGAAGTTCGGCCCATTACCCCCGACGTGGGTGTCGAGCGCGCGGCCGGCGCCGTCGGGTATCCGATGGTTCCGGGTGCCCGAGCAGCTCGACGGGCGGCCGATCAACTGGCCCGGCGAGGCGGCGAAGTTCATCGAGATCATTCAAGCGGGACACCGCTACGCCGTCGTGTGGCCATCAACCAACCCGGACGCCGCGGGCGCCCCGTACGAGTGGCGCGCCGAAGGCAGTTGGTCGCAGAGCGGTCCGCCCGGGGTAGTCCCGCGGCCGGAATACCTCGCCGAGCTCCCGGAAGCATGGGTGCGCGGGCTCGCGTTGCCGTACGCGACCGCCGAGAAGAGCCACCTCGCTACTAGCGACCTCGCGGCATGGTGGGATGCGCTGCGCGCCGACGCCGGCACCTGCCCGCTTATCCACAGCGTGTGCATAAAGGCTGTGCACGACCTCACGGACGTCAACGGCGCGCGGCACGAGACGGCGCGTGACGCCCTCGCCGCGGTCGTCCGGGCGGGCGGCGAGGGACACAAGGGCGCACCCGATGCGGTCGCCATGATCGGCGCCGCGTTCCGTAAGGCGATCGGCGAAGCGAGGTGGGCGTCGGGAGAGTGGCAACGGCTGATCACGGGCGCCGTCAAGCTCGCGGCAAAAGCCAACTCGGTGCCGCGCACGATATGCGAGCACGACATCCCCCCGGCTACGGGCATCGTGGCGCCGCTGGGTTTTACAGCGCCCGGGGCGGCGGCCGGCAACGTCGGGGCGCCCCCCTCGACGGCGATCGTCGCCCCGGGCAGCTTGACGCTACCTGACGAATTTTGGGCAGCTAGGCCCGCTCTCACGCGTATCCGGCGGGTAGCGCACGAGCGGGCGACCAGCGGGGACGTTGCTCTCTACTCGGTTCTTACACGGCTCGCCGCCATGACTTCGCATACCGTGCGAGCCGATACCGGCGTCGGCACACCCGCCAGCCTCAATCTTTTCGCCGCCATCATCGCGCCGACGGGGGTGGGCAAGACGCAGGGCCTCGGCGTCGGGGCGTCTCTGCGTATCGGTGGCGTGCCGCCGGCCGAGTTCCCGCTCGGGAGCGGCGAGGGAATCGCCGAGGCGTACATGGGTGAGGTAATGGAAGAAACGGGCGATATGGCGAAAGACGGAAGCGCCAAAAAGGCCCGGGTTCGTAAGCAGGTACGCCACAATGTCCTACTTCATACCGATGAAGGGCAGGGGCTCAACAAGCTGATCGAGAGAACGGGTAGCACGGTCGGCGAGACGCTTCGCTCGGCGTGGAACGGCGAGACGATCGGCCAGAAAAACGGCAGGTCAGAGACGACTCGTGTCGTCGAGAAAGGTTCCTATGCTCTCGGCCTGACGATTGGGTATCAAGACCACACGGCGCTTCCGCTGCTCGCCGACGTCGACGCCGGCACGCCGCAACGGTTTATGTGGGTCTGGGCGGTAGACCCGTCGATCCCTGACGACCCTCCCGACAACCCGTTCCCGCCGGGTGTGCCCATTGACGTTGTGCCGACCGAGTTGCAACACGCCATGGCGGACGCCGGCGTCACGCTCACGTTCCCGCCCGCGATCCTCGCGGCCATCAGGCGGGAGCGGGTCTCCCGCGGGCAGGGGCGCCTCATCGTCGACCCGTTCCATTCACAGCGACCCCTCATGCTGGTCAAGCTTTCGGGACTGCTCGCGCGGCTCGACGGCAGGAAGGAAGTCAACGAAGAGGATTGCGCCCTAGCCGGCACCCTGTGGGAGACGTCAGACGCCGTCAGGCGGCACGTGCAGGCGCTCGGAGAGGCGCGCAGGGGAAAAGCCGAGGCGGTCGACATCGACCGCCACAGGCGACGTGAGGCCGCGGCCGAGCTCGGCCGCCTCGACGTGCGCGGGCTCGCCGAGGATGCCCGGACGGTTCGGTTCGCCGAGCGGGTGGCCGTGAAGTTGCATGGGCACGGGCGTATGACAGCTCGGGATTTTTCGCGCATGTTGTCCGCCCCTCAGCGGGACATCCGCGATGACATCGTCGCCGCCATGGTGGCTCGCGGGTGGTGCGTGACGGACGCCGCGGGGACGTTCTACGAACCGGGGTCGTCGATTCCCGCGTCTGCGATGTCGGCAGTGTCGGCAGTCGGCAGTGCCGACAGTGTCTAACGAACATATTGCCGATATATCGGCCCCCGTAGGAGTCGTTATTTACTTACTTACTTATATTTCCGCTGGTCAGAGCGTTTCACGTTACCGGAAGGTAGTAATCGAAATTTTACTCTCTGTCACTGTCGGCACTTTTCGGCACACTGGCGTGTCGGCAGTCGGCAGTTTTAATCACACTGCCGCAGTAGGAGATACGTCATGGATAGACATCAGCCCCTAGTCGTTTGCACGGGCAGCGACACCACGTGCCCCGTGCCGCATAACCGATGGATCGCCGAGAGCATCAAGCAGGGTAGGTTCATCCCCGTTCGCGGGCTTACGTTCCCTGTGTCCGAAATGGTTGCTGAAATCCTGAAAGGTAACTGAAAACCATGATCATCAATCTCACGCCGCACGTGATCGACGTCTTCAACGCGGACGCCCCGGGGGTAATCGATGAGGGCGCCATGATCGTCCGGCCATACCTGAGCATCCCGCCGTGCGGCACGGTCGCCCGCATCGCCGAGCGGGTGTACGACGACGGCGCGACGGTGCGCCTCCCGGGCGCCGGGGCGGTCGCCGTGACGCAGGTCGAGTACGGGCACGTGGCGGATCTCCCAGACGCGAAGCCGTACACGTGGTACGTCGTGAGCATGCCGCTCGCGCTCGCCGTCCGGTCGCGGATCGACCTGCTCATCCCGTGGCGGCAGGTGCGCAACGCCCGCGGTACGGTCATCGGGTGCCGCGGACTAGCGAGGCCGATGTGAGCGCCGAGCAGCAGGGCGCCGAAGTGACGTTGCGCCTCGACCCGCAGCAGCTCGCCACGCTCGTCGAGCTCTTCGCTCCGCCACCCGAGCCGCAGGCGCCCGCGGCGGCCGAGACGCCCTACGATCTCGGTCTCGAGCCGTTTACGTTCTACAGCGCGACGCACGGCTGTGACGTTGTCGCGTATATCGACCCGCAAAAGCAGATGCGGCACGTGCCGACGTCCCGCGGGACCGACGTCCCGAAGACGTGGCGGCGAGTATGGGTCGAGGTGCCCCGTTGACGGCGCCCCTGCCGCCGCGGCCGGCCGCCCCCGGCAACGTCCCCCGCTGCGGGTGCTGCCGCGGGAAGCGCTCGATCGTGGCGCGCACGACGAACGGGCTCGTATTCCTGTGTCCGACGTGTGACCGCGGCCACCGGGGGTAACGTGCGGAGCATGGAAAAGACGCAGCAGGACGAGCCCGAGCAGGGCGCGACCGCCGAGGCCGTGGCGTTGCACGGTAGCGAGGCGCGCGCCGAACGCCACCCGCAGCCCGAGAGCGTGACGCTCGACGGCGACACCCGGATCGCCACGAGCGAGCCCGCCGAGGCGGACGACAACTAACGCCGTAGCCTCCCACCTCCCGAGACGCCCGCCAGCTTCCCCGTTCGGCGGGCGTCTCACTGTCTGCGGGTTGCAAACCTGCTAGGTTTCCTGCTAGGTTGACATCTCCACCCGCTCCAACCCGAAAGGCAGTGCCGATGCTTACCGTTGATGAAATCAAGCAGCTCGCCGGACGCGCCGCGAAGGGCGATGCTGCCGCCGGAGCCATCTTCCGCAGCCTCGCTATCGACGTCGGCATCCTCCGCCGACCGGGCGGATGGATCTACCTTCCGGGGCGGGTGCGGCCGTTCGCTCACGGTTGGCAGGCTGCCGCGAGGTGCTTCGCCGTAACGGCCGTGACGCATACCGGCCGCGACCTGCTCGTCGAGATGTCGAAGCGCTCCGTGTCGATCGAGGATCTCGCCGCCGCGTACGCCGAGGCGCTCGCCGACGCCGCGGCGTACGAGCAGAACGCTGCGTACATCGCACCCGTACCGCGGCAGCGCCCGGAGGACGTTCACGACGCAGCGCTGCGCGAGAACATGCTGCGTGGCGTCGATAACACCCCGGGCGGCCGGCGCCGCGAAGACGCGTACGCGCGCTTCGTCGAGCTCGCCGATAGCGGTGGCCCGGGCACGTCGAAGGGCCTGCTCGCCGCGGTCGAGGCGGCGACGACCGTACGCCGGCCGGCGCTGTGCATGGCGGTCGTCACCGTGATGCGCCGCATGCCCCGCGGCGCGACGAGCGCGGACGCCGTGACTCTGCTGCTCGAGCGGGCGCTTCACGACCTCGGCTTCGCCGTCGAGGGGGACCGATGAGCAACCACATCGAGGCCGTGCGCCGTTTAGCGCGCACAGTCGCCGCAGGCGCCGCGAGCGCCGTCGTGCGTGACCTTTTCCGCGTGTATCTGATCGCCGCGGGCGCCGAGGTGCGCGGCCCGTGGGCGTACATCCCTGGGTGCTCGAAGTCGATCAAGGGGTGGGTCTCTGCCGCGGCGTACGTCGCCGACCTCGACGAGACGAGCGCCTTCCTGCGTGCCATGGCGAACGCGCATGCTCTCGTCGAGCGTGAGATTGGACCGTCCGAGGTGCCGGCGCCTGCCACTTCGCAGACCGCTAGCGAGCTGCTCGCCGTCGCCGAGCAGGTAAGCGACCTCGCTAGGCAGCTTGCCGCGCGCGTTCCGTCGGCGCCTGACCCCGAGGCGGTTGTCATCGGTGATGAGGCATCGCTCGGCGCGCTCGCGATCGGCGCACGCGAGCTCTTCGATCGCACCACTAAGCGGGCGATCTACACGGCCGGCAAGACGCTGCTCGAGGGCATCGACGCGTGGGTCGCTCTCGCCACCCGCGAGAACGCTGCCGATGCTGAGCACTTTCACGCGGACGACGTCCGCACCATGGTCAACGATATGTGCCGCGAGCTCGGCGCCCCCGCGCCGTGGCGCCCGTGAACATCCGCTGTGGGCACTGCTATCGGGTGGCAACGGTGGCGATCTACCGGCGGCCGATGTGGCGAAAGCTGCTCGGCCGGCCGGCCGTCGCCCGTCGAGTTTGCCGCCCGTGCCTCGAGCGCTACCGCGACCGGACGTTACGGTGAGCGGCGATCCGTTCGCGATCTTCGCGAACGAGAGCGAGTCGAAACGCGAGCTGATCAAAACCCTCTGGCCGGAGCTCTACACCTGCCTAGCGCGCCTTGACGAGCCGCGGCGCGCTTGGGGGTGCGCTCAGCTAGGGCATGAGCAGCGGTACGCCGAGGCGGTCGGCCGCCTCTGGCTCAACGGTCCGCCGGCGTGCGCCGAGCACCTCAAGGCGAGCAAGCGCCCGGGCGGGTTCCCCATGAAGCTGATCAACCCGAAGGAGTGGACGTCATGACCATCGACACTCGCTTCGCCGTATGGCGTAACCCGATCGTCGAGCTCTGGGTGCCGGCTGGCCGGCAACACAAGGTGGTGCATGTTGTCCGCGATCACCTGTTTGTTTGGAGCGCGGATCACTACGAATGGCCGCTCTCGTACGACTCGTTCAGCACGGGTCCGAGCGAGGAGGAAGTGCCGAGTGATGAGATCTATTGCCCGTGCGGCAAGACGCTCGAGTGGGACGGCACGGCGGGCGACATGCTGCGCGTCATCGCTCAGCATTGCGGCACGGCAGGACACCCGAAGCCGAGGTACGAGCCGTGATGATCGTGGTCGTTGAATTTCTGGTGATGGTTTTCGGGTGGCTCATGCTGCGTTACGTCGACCAGCGTCTCGGTCTGCTGATTCTCGGCATGGTCGCCGGTTTCGCTATCGCCGTCGTCGCTGCAGGCGGGACGTGGGAAGGGCTGATCTCGTGAGCGACGAGCTCGAGCACGCGCAAACGCTGCTCGCCGAGTGGGAGGCGCTCGTCGGCATGCCGTTGCCGCAGGCAATCGCGATCGCCGTCGCGCGGGTCGACGCCAATCAGCCATACGCGCTCGGCGAGGCGTATGAGGCGCTTACCGGCGCGTTCCATAAGCTCGCACAGGACCGGAACATGTGGCGGGCGCGGGCGAAGCGGACGGCCGACGTCGAGGGTAAGCGCGGTGAAGGTCTCTGCGATTGCTGTGAGCGGGAGGGCGCGCCGAGCAATTATCGAACGCTGCAGCCGATTGAGCATCACTGCGACTGTCGCGCGGTCGAGGTCGCGGCCGTGTTGCTCGGCGCGCGCAGCAGGACGAAGCACTACGTGGAATGCGGGGAGCGATGACGACGGTTGACGCTCTGATTGCCGAGCGCGACCGCCTGCGCGCCGAGGTCGAGCGCGCCGTGACCGCGCTCGAAGAGTGGGAGCAACTTGTCGGTATCCCGTTGCCGCAGGCGATTGCCGCAGCGCACGCGCGGATCGAGGCCGATGACCCGTATGCCCTCATCGAGTTCGTCGAGCAGCAGCAGATAACGATCATCAAGCTACGTGACGCCTTCGATCGTGCCGCGGCTAGTCGGAACCGCTGGCGAGACTTCGCGAACAGGCTTGATGCTGAGGTGGGCCCGTGAAGCTTCGCCTTTACCAGGAAGAATTAGTCGACGGAGCGCTCAAGCTCTGGCAGGGCGGCGACCGCCGGATCGCGATGGTGATGGCCACGGGGGGCGGGAAGACTCCGACCGCGATGAGCATCGCCGAGATGTCGGTCGCCGCCGGCCGCCCCGTGCTCTGGCTCGCGCACCGTACCGAGCTCATCGACCAGGCGATCGATAAGGCCGAGCAGGTCGCGCCCGGGCGCCGTATCGGTCGCCTGCAGGGAACGGTCAAGCAGTACCGGGCCGAGATCGTCGTCGGGTCGATCCAAACGGCGAGCACGAAGGCGACACTCCCGCTGCTCGTCTCGCGGACGTGGGGGTTGATCGTCATCGACGAGACCCATCACGCGACCGCAGATACCTACCTGCGGGTGTTGCGCGAGCTGCGCGCGTACGACGTCGACGGACCGCTCGTGCTCGGCGTGACCGCTACCCTTGACCGCTCCGACGGCCGCGCGCTCGGCGAGGTCTTCGAGGCGATCGTCGAGCCGCGCGTCGGGCTGATCGACCTCATCCGCAGCGACCCCCCGTACCTCGTGCCGCCCCGTGGCGTCCGGGTGCGAATCGCCGACCTCGACCTCACGCGCGTCGCTCGCGTGGCGGGCGACTACAACTCGGGGGCGCTCGGCGCCGCGATGTCGGCCGCCATGGCGCCGCAGCGGATAGTCGAGGCATGGGTCGAGCACGCGAAGGGGTGCCCGACGATCGCCTTCCTGCCCACCGTTGCCGTGAGCATCGAGCAGGCCGAGGCGTTCAACGACGCCGGCGTTACCGCGGTGCACCTCGACGGCACGACGCCGGCCGCCGTCCGCGCGCAGGCGCTCGACGACTACCGGGCCGGCCGCGTGACCGTGCTCTGTAACGTCGGCCTGTTCACCGAGGGGACCGACCTGCCGAGTACCGGGTGCATCCTGCTCGGGCGGCCGACCTCGAGCAGCACGCTATATCAGCAGATGGTTGGCCGTGGGCTTCGGCTGTACCCGGGTAAGGCGTTCTGCTGGATCATCGACTTCACGGGGGTCACGGGTCGGCATAAGCTCGCCACCCTCGCCAGCCTCGGCGGAGCGCCCGGCCCGGACGACATGCCCGACGATCTGCTCATGTATGAGGTCGACGACGATGAGGTGCTCGCCGAGGTGGTCGACGACCGCTCGGAGACCGCGGTAGGCGATGCCGAGCCGATCGAGTACGCCGACGGCGATCTCGCGCACGAGCTCGTCGACCTCTTCGGCCAGTCGCACACCTCGTGGCTGCGCACCCCGGGCGGCCGATGGTTCGTGCCGGCCGGCGCGCAGGGTCTCGTGTTCCTCGTGCCAGCCATGAGCGGCGCGGCTGATCGGTATGACCTGCGATGGCTGACCTTCGACCGCGGCCACGAGGGGCTCATACAAGCCGATATGGAGATCGGGTACGCCATGGCGCGGGGGGACGAGTTCGTCGCCGAGCGGCCGATGTGGCAGGCGCAACGTGATGCTCCGTGGCGCCGCGAGCGCGCCCGCGGCCGGCGTACGAAGGGTGAGGTTTTCGACGAGCAGATGATCGCGAAGGCTGCTCAGCACTTCGATCCGAAAACGTGGCCGTGATGCCGCTTGTGGACCTAGCATGTTTCCTGCTAGGTTTGCGCTTCCGTTCCTGCTCTGATCCGAAAGGTAGACGATGAAGAAACTCGACGACGTCAGTACGCGCGAGCTGCTCGAGACGCTCCGCCGGCGCGGCGCGTCCGCGGCGTACAGCAAGGAGACGGCGGCCGACGGCGCGCACCTGCGTGACGACGCCGCGCACCTCGTTAGCTGCCTCGGCGACGAAGTGCTCAACTATCCGTACCCGGCGAGCGCCTAATGGGCGCCGACGAAGAGTACGAAGAGACTGTCGAGGCGCTTCGCCGCGGCCAGCCGTTGCCCGACGTGCGTCGTGATCCGCCGAGCATGCGGCCGACCCCGGGCGTACTCGTAGTCGCGTCGATGCTGAGCATGTTCGTGCTGCTCAGGATCGATGAGGCGTTCCCCTCGATCGACATCGTGATGCCTTTGGCCGTTGCCGGAACCTTCTACCTGCTCGCGGCATGGGGGCGCAGTAAGTGAGCCGTTGCGGCGCCTGCGGGTACGACCGGTCGTCTCACGACGCCGGCAAGTGCCCGCTGTGCGCCTGCGGTGAAGTGCCGGCGCTACATACGCCGGCGTGCCCCGGCGGCCGGATCAGCAAGACAACCGGGCTCCCGCTTTTGTTGCGGCAGGCAACATTCCGTGAGCCTGATCCGGCCGTTGCGCGCCGTGACTGGTTTGGGATGTCCGTTCCGATGACCGACGCCGAGCTCGTGGCGCGCGTCGAGCAGGTCACCGGGCGGCAGATCACTGAGCGGCAGGTCGACACTCGCCCGCGGGTGCTGGCCCGGGCGCCGCGTACGCCGGCCGAGATCGCGGGTGCGGGAGGCGGCCGGCAAGCTTCGAAGCTCGGCCGGCTCGCGATCTCGCTCGGGTGGAGCGTCTCGGCGCACTACTGGCAAGGTGCCGACGGCCCGGAAGGCTGCGCGATCCGCCTCGCGAAGCTGCCACTACGCGCGGTCGCTACGTGGTCGCGGCCGGCCGAGCTCGTCGGCACGAAGGCAGGATGGAAGGCCGATCTCGCGTACGCCTGGCGGATCGACGTCCCGCGACCGCCCATGAAAGTGACGCATACCGACCTCGAAAGGCTAATTTCATGACGAACCAATACAACTTGCCGACGCCGGCCGAGGCGCTCTTCATGGCCTACGCGATCGTCCGGACGCCATGCTCTGCAGCGGAGACGGAGCGCGCGAAGCTGCTCTTCGAGATCGCCCGCGAGATGCGCGTCGCCGACGACATGCGGGCGATACAGAGACGTCGCGAGATGGTCGATGCACTCTCCCGGGGAATCGAAACGCAACACGCTCGCGACAAGCTGAGCGCGGCCGGCATTCCGCACCCCGCGGCGTACGAGCCGCAGGTCGTGCCGGCGTTCGCGGCTGAGGCGTCGAAGGCGGCCGACCGCTACGCGGCGATGATGCGGGATGCTGGCTACGGGGGCGGGCCGGCCGCGGTTACGCAGGTCGTCAGTGAGCAGACGCAACGCCTCGCGGTTGTCTGGTCCCTAGGCGACAAGTCGGATTGCCGGCACTGCCATACCCAGATCATCTTCGTGACGCGTCGCATGACCGACGCGACCTCGCCGGGGGAGGACGACTCGCGGACAGTGTGGGTGCACAAGTACACGGATCATCGGGCGTGCGCAGTGCCCATGATGGCCAACGACGCGGAAGGCGTCGAGGGCAACTACACCTTCGCCGAGCCGATCGCTAAGGGGTAGGCATGTACCGCAGGCCGAACGCTCTTGACCTGCCCCTATTCATGCTGCCCTCAGCGTTGCTTATATCGTTCATCATCTATACGGCATGGTGCGCGTGGTGGATATAGCCTCTCCCGTATGGCCACCCCTACGCCTACGTCCCGCCCCCGCGGTACCCGGGAGTGGCGCACTGTGCCATTGCCTCCTGAGTGGGACAGGGTCATACGTCCACGCATCCTCAAGCGTGATCCCACGTGCAAGCTGCGCACTGACTGCTGGGGTGCGAAGAGCACAGAGGTTGACCACATCGGCGAAGCGAGCGATCACAGTGACGCGAACCTTCGAGGTGTGTGCACGAAGTGCCATGCTCGGCGTACGGGGCAGCAAGGAGCAGCAGCATCGCACGCGTCACGTAACACTAGGTTGCGTAGGGTGTCCGATCGTCCATCACTTAGTGTTATTTATCGCGCAAAGTAACATTGAAGGGTGGGGATGCCCCTCCCCCCAGGGGTGCCCTGCG